CGTGAAGACGACCACTCCCTGGGCAGAGGTCGAGGCCTTGCGCTCGATTTCAACACCCCAGGCGTAGACATTGAGCCAGGCCCCGGACGCATACTTCAGAAAGAGGTTGGGCAGGGCCGTCCCTACCAACAGGGAAACCAGCTGTCGGCAGGGTGCGGTGACGATGGAAGAGATGAGCCGCCAGAAAGGGCTCCACTTGGAATCGTTGGTGATGAGGCTGCCTTCGTCCTCGTTGATCTGCTTCCACTGCGTCTCCATCTCCTCTTCGGTGGTGGGGACGCCTGCTTCCTTCAGCATGTTCTCGAACAGTTCGTCGCTCATGCAGTCTCCAGCGTAAGGTTGATGGAACCGAATTCAACGGTGTCGGCCAGCAGGATGAACCGGCCCAGCTCCACCTCGGTGATCTCGCACGAACCGGGCACGATGCGTTCGTCGTTGTCCACCGCGATGGTGATCTTGACCAGGTTCTCGGCCTTCTTCCCTTCGTCCCGGTTGGCGACCAGCTCCACGAGCAGTCCGGACTCCCGGATCATGTGCTTGATGTCCTGGGCGATGGAGTCCCTATCCCAGCAGCGAGCGGGGATCCCGCCCACGTCCAGGGTGATGTCGTCGTCGGTGATGATGAGGTCGAAATACTTTTCCCCGGCCATGGGCTATGCCTCCATCCACTGCAGTTCCTGCAGGTCATGTCGGCTGACGTTGCTATGGACGTGGATCTCCTGCTTGCCGATGGTCCGGGTGTTGCTGTTGGTCTTGGCAACCGTGTTCGCTATGTGCCCGGCCACGCCGCCGGGGATGGATGAGGCTTTCTTGGTGGCCTCGAGCGACGACGGCGGCGCGGCCTTTTCGCCTTCGTTGAAGCCGAAGAACCCGCCCACTTTGTCCGCGACCCAGCTAATGGGCTTCGTGAGCATTTCCATCCCGCCGAGCACCATGTCGATGACGTCCATGATCGCCTTGCCCCAGGCCGTGTCCATGAATGCCGCCTTAAGGTCGTCCCACCAGTAGATGGCGGCGGCCACGGCGGCGACCAGGCCGAGTATCAGCATGGTGATGAGGACGGCGGGGTTGGCGGCCATGGCGGCGTTGACCAGCCACATGACGCCCTTGAAAACGAGCCCTTGCTTGGTGAACAGGGCGAACCCCCACCGGGCGGCGGCGATGGCCGGGGAGAGCCCGATCATCCCGAGCCTGGATATGCCGACGATGACGCTCAACGCGCCCATGGCGGCGGCCATGCCCAGCACCGCGAGGACGGCGTAGCCGATCCACCGGGTGATGTTCGGGAACTTGGTCATCCACCGGGTCATGGTCGCGGAGGCGTCGGCCATGCCGTTGATGATCGGGTCCAGGGCCGGGTTCAGCCCCTGGCCCAGGGCGATGGTGACGCCCTGGACGCCCTGCCATATCCGCTGCAGCGGCGTGACCATGTGGGAGGCCATTTTCTCGGCTTCCTCCATGCCCTTGACCTTGCCCAGTTGCTCCATGGCCCCGGAGAGCCCGGCGGTATCGGCCATGAGCAGCTTGATTAGGGACACGGCCTCGTCCGACCCGAACGCCTTCTTCAGGGCGTCGGACTCGGCAACGTCCAGGGTATCCCCGAACTTGCCCTTGAGCTTGGACAGGATCTCGACCATGCCCAGCATGTTCCCGCTGGAATCGACAAAGGACAGGCCAAGGGCCTTCTGTGCGTTGCCCACTCCGGTCAGGAAGGACTTGTACTTCGTGCCTGCTTCGCTGCCGGACATCGTTGCCTGCAGCTTGCCGAGGACGGCCATCTGCTCGACCGCATTGATACCGGCTGCCGTGGCGTTGGCGCCAACGGAAGTGAAGGCCGCCGACATCTCGGAGCCGGTGGTCTTGAACATTTTTACCGCCGTCGCGGTTTGCCCGGACAGCAGTTCCACCCACTTGCCCTTGCCCATGGCCTCGGCCTGCTTCTGGAAGATGCCGTACATGGTGCCCATATAGTTGGTGATGGTCGCGGCATCGGACTTGGTCGCGGTCGCCAGCACGTTGCCCGCGTTGGTGAACACGGCCAGGTCCGTGCCCTGCAGGCCGCCGATGGCGGACTGAATGTCGTAGGCGGAGCGGACAAAGCCGTCGGCGGCCCGCCCGTACTTGATGGAGTATTGCAGCGCCTGGTCTGAGAGCCCCTTCAGGATGTCGTCCTCGACACCCAGGCTGGCGACTTCGCCCAGGGCCTGCCGCAGCTGCTCCGCTGGGTTGAGGATGCCCATGAGCGACATCCCGGCCCCGGCGACACCGGCCGCGCCGGTGCCGATCTTGACGAAGGCCTTCTGCGAGGCGTCCGCCATGCCGGTGATATGCCGCTGCACCTTGGCGATGGGGGCCGTGATCCTGTCCAACAGGTCGATGGAGAAGGTGAGCTTCTGCAGCTTGTCGCTCATGTGGTGGTTTCCTCGAAGCCCCGGCATGGTTCCCCGTGCCGGGGCCTTTTACTTCATGGCGGCCAGGATCCCGTTGTTGACGGCCACCTTCATCTTTTCCCAGTAGTCGGTTTCCAGAAACAGCGCCTCGCCCAGCGATTGTTCGGAGACGGGTGAATCCCCGAACCACTTCCGGTGCAGGAGACGAAGCTGCGCCACCCCGTCCCCCCGGATCCGCTCGGCTAGGCGCTCGGCTTTCCCACCGTGATCTGCAGGTCGGGGACGTACTCGCCGACGACCTGTCCCAGGATTTCGACGGCCGCTCCGGGCAGCTTGAGCAGTTCCTTCAGATCGTCCTTGCTGCCGTCCTCAACCGTCCGCATCAGGAAGTTGTGGGCGGGGGACACCTTGTTCGTGGGGGTCATCTCGTTGACGAGCTTGTTGTAGTCGTCCATGCCCACCTTGAAGGTGATGTCCTTGCCGTTGATGGTCAGCACGATGGTCTTTTCCATGGGAGTTCCTCCAATCGGTTATCGTTTGATCAGGTCGTACAATGCGGTCAGTCCGAGCATGGCGCAGGCGGATGCGCACCCCCACACCATGCGTTCGAGAAATTTGATTTTCACGCCGTGGCTCTGGCAATTGCGCGATTCGTTGATGTCCCGGACATCTTCCTGAATGGCCTTCACCCGCTCATCGATGCGCACGAGCAGGGTCTGCATGTCCTCGCGGTCCATGGCGGTCACTTCGTGGCCTCCTCTGCCCACTTGCGCACCTCTTCGACGGTGGAGCGGCAATCCTCGAAAGCGGCATGGATCCGGAGGAGGTACTCGGCCACGTCGTCACCGCTCAACGGCTTCGGAGGAATCAGCGGACCGTCCATGCACCGGAGCAATTCCGGTGGCGGGGTCTTCGTCCTCACTTCCAGCTTCGGGATCAGAACCGGCTTCGGGGCCGGTTGCCTGCTCGCGCAGGATGTCAAAAGCGGCAGCAACAGCAGGATGGATAGGACAATCCTTTTCATGGTCCGGCCTCTCTATCTTTTTGAGCTGGGCGATTTGCCCGGCCAAGGTGTGCATGCGGTCCAGCCTGGCGGATGATACGCGGGCGGACAGGGCCAGGTCCTTTTTGAGCGAGGCTCTCTCCCTGTCCCATGCTTCGATGTTCTGGCGTTCGATCTCCGCAGCGTTGCGCAGGTCGGACACGGCCCCGTCGTAGAGCGTCTTGTAGGCCGCGGCATCATGTTTTGCCCTCTGGTAATCGTTCCAGTGCAGCGCGCCTGCGGCAAAGACGATGACCAGCAAGATCCCGATTCCGGCCCACTTGATCCAGGATCCGCCCGAAGTGAACCATCCGGAGACGACGGAGAAGATGGCGGTCAACGGGAACATGCGATCTCCCGGTACCAGCGGTGGATCCGCTCAACATAGGTGACGGTCTCGGCCGAGTATCTCCCGGTGACGGAGGGCAGGGCGGCGATGATGTCCGCGTAGAGGGCCGCCCCACCGGCCGCCCTTTGCGCCTGCAGCAGGTTGCCGAGCCCGGCATTGTATGAGGCCCTGGCAAGGTCCCACCGGTCCAGTTCAGGCCGGGGAGCGGTCCAGGCGTTGCGCAGCCGGACCATGTAGTACGCTCCGGCGTTGATCGCGTGTTTCGCCACATGCGGGGAGACTCCACCGTAGCCGAGCTGGCGGCATACGTCGTCCCAGGTACCGGGCATGAATTGCGCGAGTCCGCGCGCGCCGACAGGGGAGATGGCCGAGGCATCAAGCCGCGATTCCTGATAGAGCTGCGCCTTCCACCATTCCCACCTGGTTTCATTGGATCTCGGCCACCAACGGCCGACGGCCGCTTGGATATCGCTGTCGTAGCGGTCGGGGATGCCTCCGGCATGGGCCGAGGTGCATCCCAGCATCATCCCGAAGAAGGCCAGCACGGCAGCGATGCGCAGCCCGTGGTAGATGGCACTCCCCACGGACGTACGGTTGATGATTGCGATGGTGTCGCTCCACTTTCTGCCGCTTCTGCGGTCCAGATAGCGCAGCCCGAAGACGGCCAGCATTGCGGCCGTGATGGTGTAGACAAGGTCGATGAGATACGAGAGTCCGGCGATTTCGGGCATCATCCCTCCTGCTCGGCCTGGCATCTCACGCAGAGTTCCACGCCGGGGACGGCTATGCGGCGCGCCTCCGGGATGGCGGCGCCGCATTCGGCGCACGTCTCCCGGCTGGGCGCTGCAGGTTTCTTCATGCCAGCGTTGGTCAGGGCCACTTGTCGGGCCAGGCTTTCCATGTAGCTGGCGTCATCGCAGAAGTCGGCCATGGCTGGTCCTCTAGATCAGATCCTTGGTGGAGGACTCGGAGAGGTACGGGACACCGTTGATGCGGATGAAGTCGGGGCTCGTGACGTCGAAGTCCAGCTTCGTGATGTCCTTGTCCCCGCCCTTGCTGTCGGCATCCAGGAGGCTCGCGATCTTGAACACGCAGCCGAAGGCTTCCACCTTCTTCTTTTCGCGCGTGGTCTCGGCGTGGAACACGCAGTCGAAGGGCTCGTCCGCCAGATCCTCGAAGCTGCCAGCATTGCGGGCGGCCTCGACGATGAGGCCGAACGCGGTCGCGTCCAGCTCCATGGTGCCGGAAGCGCCGACGTCGCCGGGGACGGTCCCGTCGGGAACGCCACGGGTCTTGGCAACGCTGCGGTTGTCCTCGATGTCCATGGACACCTTGTCCGCGTGGATCAGGAGGTCCCCGACGTAGAAATCAAAACTCTTACCGGAAATACGGCTCATGATGACGCCTCCTATTCAGCGTAGTTGGTCAGGTCCAACATGATATGGCACTTGATGGCCTTGGGGCAGTTGTAGGGACGGGCGACCATGAAGATGGACACCTGCGTCTTGGTCGCCCACTTGATGACGATGTCGCCTTCCTTGGGCGGCTCGATCTCGCCGGGGAAGGTGACCCCCAGGATCTCCACGCTCTTGCTCATCTCGCGCAGCGGGCGCATGAAGTAGCTCTCGTGGTAGGCGACGGCGGCGGGGGTGGAGTTGAGCTTGCGGTCGGCAATCTTGGCGATGGCCAGGACGCGCACGGCGCGCATGGCCTTGTGGACGACGCGCAGGTTTTCGATGACCTGGAAGTCGCCGCCGGGCACATCGAGCACGTTGCCGTCGCCGAAGTAGACGCCCGGATAATCGGGGTACCACTGCGGGACGGACCAGCGCCCGGCGTCCAGGGACTTGAGTTCGGCCATGGACACCGCCACATCGGCGTTGTCCACCGGCTTGACGGAGCGGACGCCGACGACGGATCCGGTAGCGACACGCATGGGGGAGTCGGCGATGGTCACGGAGCGGTTGCAGAGCCGTCCGCAGTACGCGCCCTGGTCGTCGTCCCAGATGGTAGCCGCCGGGTTGACCTGGTCGGCCTCGATCCCGGAAAGGATCCCGTTGCGGTCGGATACGAAATCAGCCCAGGATTCGGTTTCAGGGTCGATGGGCTTGCAGGTCGGGATGAAGATCATCGGCCGCCCGTACTGGCCCTCGATGGAGACGGCCTTGGCCTGCATCGCCTCGATCTCGGCGGCGGTGGTCACGGCGTCGGTGATGACGAACGCCTCGCAGGACGTCTGCGTCATGATGTAGTCAACGGCGTCGGCCCAGGTCCCGGCCGCTTCGAGGGGAAACACGCCGCAGTAGAAGTTCTCGCCCGCATTGTTCATGGCGGCGGCAACCTGGGTCTTCAGGTTGCTGGCGGTTTCGCCAAGGGCCGTGTCCAGGTCCGTGTCGTTGTTCACGGACAGCAGGGAACCTTCGTTGGTACCGGCACCACGGCCGATGTAAACGAAGAACCGTTCGACATCGGCGATGTCTCCCTGGATCAAATTCTCTTTGTTGACGTCAACACTTCCGAGCGCCATGGAGGACTCCTATCGTTATCGGTTGCGGATCTCGGACAACGCCGTCCCGGCGAGGTCGTCCAGAAACTTGTTTTCGCTTCCGGGGGCGGGGCCGAGGAAAGGCCGAGCCGCCGGTTTCACTTCCCAGCTATGCTTTGCCCAGGAAGCATCACGCAGCACCCGGAGGATGAGTCCGGCCTGTCCGCGCGAGAGGTGCTCCATTATCCATTTGGCGGACACCCGGCGGAGGGTGCAGCCTTTCCCGCTCGGATTCTGAACCCGCAGGCGGTACCCCTCCGCCAGGAGGGCCTTCGCCTGCTCCCGCGTTGCGGGCTTGCTGTAGTCGGGGACCCCATAAACCTTCCTGGCCTTGGCGGACGTCCAGGACTCTGCCATGCCGCGCTGGTGGCGGTCGGCGATCTCTGCGGTCAGTCCGTTGCCCCAGGTGACGTCCACCCGTTCGGGGCTGCGCATGAACGGCTTCAACCCCTTGCCCATTCGGCGCAGCATCTTGCGCCTCACGCGGGTACCCTTGCGCGCCTCCATGGATCGGCCGTAGACGGTGCGCTGCGCGCGGAGATTCCCCTTGGCGTCCTTGATGACGGCCCGAGCCATCCGCATGGTGATGTTGCGGCGTGTCCGTCGGGGCAGGGACAGCAAGTCCAGTTGCTCGTGCAGGCGAAGGCGGGCGCTCTGGTCCGTGTCCAGGCGAAGGGGAGAGCTATTCATCGCCGTCCTCCTGCTTGGCTACCTTGTCCACGCCTTCGGCCACGTCGATGGGCACGTCGGCGACGGCCCACATGCGCCCGTCGAACCGGATAGGCCCGGCGTCATCCGGCACCAGCTGCAACCCCTCTTCAAATTCGATTACCAGCTCGACGTCGGATGTCCCGTCTCCGTTCAGGGAAACGTCTATATCCGGGTCGGACAGGCCGACGGCTTCCCGGCCAGGGTCCTTCTCGGCCAGCCATGCCGGGATGAAGGCCAACAGGGCATAGGCATCGCGGTCCGGGAGATTGTCGATCCGGATCAGGGCGTCGTACTTGAGGCGGGCGATCTCGATGCCGATGCCGAGGTCTTTGCCCGTGAGGATGTATGCGCCCTGGTCCACGGCGGAATAATCGGAATCCCTGAATGCCCCGGCGTCCTGCAGGGCCTTGGTCAGGGCCTTGAGCATCTTCATATCAGCACCGCCGTGACGCGGCATTCACCCCGGAGGTCGGCTACGGCCTGCTGGGCGAATTCGTAGAATTTGCTTTCCGTCTGCTCGCTTTCCCTGGCCTCGTTGTTGGCCGCCTCCCGACGGTCAACGGTCGGATACTGCGTCAGCAGGTAGCCCTTGGCGTGGCTGTAGACGGCCCTGCGGTAGTAGACGAGCAACAGGGAATCATCCCCGAGGGTGGACGCCTCCACGGCTGCCAGGGCCTCGAACCCTTCCGCCTCGCGGAGGGCGCGCCATCCGGACAGTTCCTTGTTGGCCCAGGCCATCCCCAGCTGCAGACCATCGACCAGCAGAGACTCGGCATACTCCGTGGGCATCCGGTATCGCTTCTGGAAGTCGGAGACAGCGAAATCGGGCCACCATCCGTCGTTCTTGACGGTGGTGGTCGATTCCTCGTTGGCCTTGCCGGAAAAGGTCATTGTCCCTGGTCCTTTGTTTGCTGCCCCCTTTGGCCTGCCGCCGGGCTAGTGCCCGAACAGGCCTCGGGGGCAGCGGGGGTATGGAGGAGCTACTTTTCGCCGCCCTCGGGTCCGTTGGCTTCGGCGCTCTGGGAGGCCTCGGCCTTTTTGATGACTTCGGCCAGAACGGTCTTCACGGTGGCGCCGAGGTCGTAGGCCTTCTGCAAGTGCTCCTGGGCGGCCGCGAGGTCACCGGCGTCATACTCGATCAGGCCCTTCAGCTTGAAGAACTTGGCCCGGACCTCGTCATGCTGTGCCCACGGATCCGTCCCGGTCGAAGCCGCGACCAGGTCGAAGACGTCGGAGAAATAGGGCTCGGGGCTGTGCCCGTCCTTGAAGCTCTGCTCGGCCCACTTGTGCGTGAGGTCGGCAACGAGGGTGGGGATGTCCCTGGCGAAAGCCTCGCCGTCCAGTTTGATGCCCTTCTCCATGCAGAACTTGGCGATGGTCAGGGCCTTTTCCATGAGGCCGACGTCCAGGCACCACACCATGAACCAGGGCAGCAGGGGGTGCTCCCAACCCTTGTCCATGAGCCGGTTCACGTACTCGACGAACTCGGGGAGCAGCTTGTCCTTTTTGTAGGCTACCTTGTCCGACTTGGACTTCAGGCCCTTGAGCGCCTTCAGGGCGACATCGAGGCCGGTGTCCAGCAGCTGCATGAGCTGGGACTTGTTCACGGAGCCCTTGCCGCCGGGACCGGCGTTGCCGACCGTGGCGGGCGCTCCCGCCTGGCCGCTCTTGACCCGTTCCTTCCATCGTTGCGCGAGACTCATGTGGTTGCTCCTCCTGGTTATTGCTCGGCGGGGGCGGCACGGCCGCCCCCGCCTTGCAGGTTAATGCGGTCTATTCCCAGGTCGTGCCGCCGTCGCGGGTGATCTTGACGTTGTCGTCCTTGAACTCCAGGGCGACGAAGGCTTCGACGTCTTCGACGACGTACCCCTCGTTGAAGCTGTTGTAGTCCTCGACCTGGTCGCTTTCCGGGGCGTCCTTCAGGTGCCGACGCCAGCTGCCGCGCTGGACGTAGATGGACAGGTTCGACAGCGAGGTGACGACCAGGCCACGGCTCGGGAAGTTGGACGGAGTCTCCCAGGGCAGGCCGCCGATGGAGGCGATGGCGGACTTGACGAGGACCTTGGCCTGCGGGTCCATGCCGATGGCGGCCATGAGCTGGGCGTGCTCCTCGGCAACCAGATCGTCGCCGACCAGGGCAACGAGGTCCTTGCGCTTGTGCTTGGGGATCAGGCGCTTCATGTCGGCCACGGCGTGGTCCAGGTTGAGGTAGTCGCCGCCGGTGCCGATCTTCACGACGCCGGATTCGGCCACGCCCTCGACGATGATATGACCGGGCTGGTTCTCGCGCATGTACTGCATCCAACCCTTGTTCACGTCCTGCAGCAGCGGGTTGGTGGTCTTGTTCGTGGTCTCGGCCACGGATTCGCCGTTCCAACCGATGATCTCGCGGTCAGTGGCGATCCGCTCCCACACCCATCCGGTGTACTTCTCGCTCAGGTCGGGGAACACGGACCAGGTGTCCATGGTCTCGTAGGGAAGCGCCACGTCGGCGTTGGTCTTGTGCAGCTCGTAATTCTTGGGGTCCATGCCCAGGACGTTCGCGGGGACGCGCTTGTCCCCTGCGGCCGTGTTGGTGCGTCCGGAAACAGGGCCGGAGGCGTAGCCGAGAATGACCTGGCCGGTCTTGTCGCGCACGACGATGTAGTTGATCTTGCCCAGGAACTCGGCCTTCTCGACGATCTTGCTGACGAGTTCCTGCTGGATGGACGGGGTGACCGAGAACTGCTGGGTCACGTCCGGGACGCCGTAGCTCCGCGCCATCATGCCGCAGAGCTGGACGAACATTTCACGGGTCTTGGCTTCCATGGTCCCTCCTAGAGAACTTTCGCGCCGGTGGCGGGCTGGTCGGTTTCGGGGGCCTGGGTGCCGGGCTTGACCTGCTCGAAGCGCTTGGTCAGCTCATCGACCTTTCCGGTGAAGTCCTGCTTCAACGCGTCCAGCTTGGTGCTGATGGGCTGCATGGCTTCGGCGATCTCGGCCGAGAAGGTCGGCTTGCCATTGTCGGGAGCGGCGGGGGTGCCGCCGTCGTCGGCGGCTTCATCGCCGGTGCGCATGGCAGCGAACTTCTGGTCGAGGTCTTTTTTCAGACCGTCCAGGCGCTCGCCGACCTTGTCACCAACGAGTTCCGCGAACTTCTGGAGCTGTTCGTCGGTCATGGTGTCCTCTTCGGGTTCGGGGGTTGCCCCCGGTTTATGGGGAATTTCCTTTCCGAACTGGGCCACGAACTTTCGGAACATGGCGACAATCCGGGATTCCTCGGTGGGGTCGGTGGCTGGGTCATCCCGCAGGGCGTCCAGGCTGAATTCGACGCCGCACAGAATGGCGTTGTTGGGGCTCTGCTTCCGGGCGGAAAAGCGGAGTTCGTGAGTCCCGAGGCTGGCCGGTTCGTCCGTGATGGCGAGCCCGATAAGGTACGCCTTGCCGGTTTCCGCGAAGTCCGGGTCGATCTCCATGGAGGTGAACAGCTTCTGCCCCTTGCTGTTGTAGGACAGGAGCCACTCGTTGGGCTGCAGCTTGACGAAGAGGCTGACGATGTCGCCGTCCTTCTCGGCCTTGGCCGCGACGACCTTGCCCATGCTCCCCAGGAATCGCCAATGGTCAACCCATATTACCGCCGTATAGGTGTCCGGGGTGTACGTTTCGGCGGCCTGGACAAGCCATGCGGGATCGATGCGGCGTCTATCGACCGTGGGACCGGACTGTCCAACCTTGATCCAATCGGTGGTGAGTGTCGTAGTCATGGCGCAAGAGTACGCGCGCAAGAAAAGCGGATGCAATAAAACCGATTCCGATTGATGTAATATCGGAAATGGATATTGCGCATATCATGTTGGAGCAATGTATTGATACCACATGGCGCAATTCTCTGCTGAAATAATCGCGGCCGCGAAGTCTCTTTATCTCAGGGGCACCAAGATTACCGAGATACATAGGGAGATGAAGATAGCCAAGAGGACCTTGTACCATTGGCGCGAGGTCTATAATTGGGACGACCTCAAGGTGAGCGAGGACGCGCGGCAGTGCATCGCCCGCCGGTTCAATCTGCTGGTGGAGCGGGACGGCAAGACGGATGGCGACCTGAAGGAGATGGACCGGCTGCACGAGTACCTCCTGCGGGAACGCGAGATGCGCCTGCGGGAGATGGAGGCGGCCAACGAGGAGAGGGACGCCGACAAGCCGGTGGTTGGCGGAAGGACGCGCAGGCCGAAGAAAAAGCGCGGCAAGATCATCAAGAATGACGTGTCCCACCTCACGGAGAAGGACTTCGAGGAGAAGCTCCACAAGGACTATTACGAGTATCAACACGAACTGCGCGAGGCGAAGCGTACCCATCGCAGCCGCAATATCCTCAAGAGCCGCCAGATCGGGGCCACCTGGTACTTTGCCCAGGAGGCCTTCGAGGACGCCACGCTTACCGGCGACAACCAGATATTCCTCTCCGCCACGCGCCGACAGGCGGACGTCTTCCGCCGGTATGTCGTCGCCATCGTCAAAGAGAAGTTCGACATCGATCTGAAGGGCAAGGACGAGATTGTCCTGCATACGAAGCATGGCGAGGCGACCCTTTACTTCCTGTCGAACAATTCCAAGTCGGCGCAGTCCTACCACGGCCACGTCTACATCGACGAATATTTCTGGATCACGAAGTTCAACGAGCTGTACAAGGTCGCCTCGGCCATGGCCGCGCACAAGAAATGGCGCATTACCATGTTCTCCACTCCGTCGGCCGTCACCCATGAGGCATACGATCTGTGGACCGGCGACCGCTTCAATCGGCGCTTCAAACAGAAGGGGCGGCGCCAGGAGTTTCCCGGATTCGCGGAGATGCGGAAGGGCGTGGTTTGCCCGGACAAGACCTGGCGCAAGATCATCACGCTGAAGGACGCCGAGAAGGGCGGCTGCGATCTGTTCGACATCGAGGACCTGCAGATCCAGTACAGCGACGACGAATTCAAGAACCTGTTCATGTGCGAGTTCGTTGACGAGCTGCAGGCCGTCTTCCGGCTGAAGCACCTGGAAGCCTGCATGGCCGACCCCGACGACTGGGACGATGTGGATCCCGACGCCGAGAAGCCCTTCGGCAACCGGCAGGTGTGGGGCGGATACGATCCGAGCCGCAACCGGGACGACGCCGCGTTCGTCATCATCGCCCCATCACTGGAGGACGACGGCAAGCACCGTCTCATCGCCCGCTACAAGTGGGTGGACAAGTCCTACACCTGGCAGGCCGAGCAGATAAAGAAGCTGACGGAGCGCTATCATTTCTCCCACATCGGCATCGACGTCACCGGCCCCGGCATCGGCGTCTACGACATCGTGAAGGCCTTCTTCCCCTCGGCCTCCGCCATCCACTATTCGCCGCTGACCAAGAGCCAGCTTGTCCTCAAAGCCAAGGACGTCATCGAAACCGGGCGGCTCGAATGGGACGCCGTGCACAACGACATCGCCCATGCCTTCCTCACGATCCGCCAGGATTCCTCCCAGGCCGGGCTCATTACCTATTCCGCCGCACGCACGGCTTCCACCGGCCATGCGGACGTGGCCTGGGCCATCATGCACGCCCTGGCGTGCGAACCGCTGAACACGAAGTACAAGCCAACCGCCGAAGTGATCGTCGGCAAAGCCGCATAAGGAGCAGATATGAGCGATGATGTCCTGATGCTTTCCTTCGGTGACCCCGAGCCGGTGCTGGACGGGGTGATCGTTGATTACCTCGGCACCTGGCTGGTGGACAACGGCAGGTATTACGACCCGCCAGTGCCCTTGACGGGCATGGCCCGCCTCCTGCGCGCCAACGCCTATCACGGCCCGGCCATCGAATTCAAAACCCAGCAGATAATGAAGGGGTTCCAGGCGTCCAGGGCGCTCTCGCGCCCGGCCATGCACGCGGCGGCCACGGACTACAACGTCTTCGCCAACGGCTACTTCCAGAAGATCAGCAACTTCATCGGCGAGGTCGTCCAGCTGAGGCACCTGCCCGCGATCAACATGCGCCGGATGAAGGAGCCGGACCGATACTGCATGCTCCAGATTCACGGCGGGCTGGTCAAGTTCGAGCCGGGCGAGGTCCTGCACATCAAGAACTACGATGTGAGCCAGGAGATATACGGCCTGCCCGGCTACCTCGGGGCGCTGCAGTCCATGCTCCTGAACGAAGACGCCACGTTGTTCCGACGCAAGTATTACAAGAACGGAGCCCACATGGGCTATGTCTTCTACGCCGGTGGAGAACTGGACGAGAAGTCCAAGACCGCCATCCGTTCCGCCATCGAGGGTTCCAAGGGGCTGGGAAACTTCCGGTCCATGTTCGTGCACATCCCCAACGGCGACAAGGACGCGGTCCAGATCAAGCCCGTCGGCGACTTCAGCACCAAGGACGATCTGGAGAAGATCAAGAACCTGTCCCGCGACGACATCATCGCCGCCCACCGCATCCAGCCCGCCCTTGCCTGCCTCATCCCGCAGAACATGAGCGGGTTCGGAGACATCACCAAGGCCAACGATGTCTATCAGGAAAATGAGATCCGGCCCGTCCAGGACCTCTTGGCCGAGGCCGTCAATTCCGTGCTTCGCCCCACGGACGGGATTAAATTTGACCCTGAAGGTGGAAAACGGGCAATGTCATGAATCGAAGGAGGGAATACCATGGCTTTCCGGGTACGATGCAAATGCGGCGCGCTGGCCGTCATCCAATCGTCCAACGAAATGGATTCGCAGCTGAAGCAGGTGTACTGCCAGTGCTCGAACCCGGAGTGCGGCCACACCTTCGTCATGAACGTGGAGTTCTCCCACACCCTCAGTCCCTCGGCCTACGACCTCCCGGAGTCGCTGCGCAAGCGGATCCGCGAGACGGCGCCAGCCGAGCAGGCCTCCCTCTTCAGGGAGATGCCGACGGGCTCTTAATCAAAAACAAAGCCCCGGCATGGAGCCGGGGCCTGTTGCTAGCGGAGTAGGCGAGGGCGGAAAAATCGCCCTCACTGGCTCGGTGCTGCCACACCGGACCACGGCCAGGGCCGCTACTCCTTCCCCTTTTGCAAGGGGTTCGAGCGTGGTAGCAGCCAGGGCCAAACCTGTAAAGGTGTTGCCACATGAAAAGTCCCCTCTGTTGGGTCGGCGGGAAATCGAGACTCGCTGACCAGATCTGCGCCCTCATCCCCGACCACAAACACTACGCAGAAGCCTTCGCCGGAGCTGGATGGGTTTTCTTCCGCAAGGACCCCAGCAAGCACGAAAGCCTCAACGACATCAACGGAGACCTGGTCAGCTTCTACCGCGTCCTGCAGAACCACCTCGAAGAGTTCTGCAGGCAGTTCAAGTTCATGCTCTCTTCCAGGGAAACCTTCACCGACTTCCAGACGCAGATGGAGGCCGGAGGATTGACCGACATCCAGAGGGCGGCGCGCTTCTACTATCTGCAGCGGCACACCTTCGGGGGGAAGGTGACTGGGCAAACCTTTGGTGTCGGCGTTGACAGATTCCCTCCGATAAATCTTCTTCGACTCGAGACTGAGCTTTCGCAAGTCCACCTGCGCCTGGCCAGGGTCACGGTAGAGAACCTGCCGTGGGATGAGTACATCAACCGGTATGATCGTGAGGGGACCTTCTTCTATCTGGACCCTCCGTATTACGGTACCGAGTTTTTCTACGGGCGCGGCCTGTTCACCAAGGGAGACTTCGCCAAGCTGGCCTCGTTGCTTGCCGACCTGGATGGGAAGTTTCTGCTCTCTCTCAACGATTGTCCCGAGGTCCGTGAAATTTTCGCACGCTTCGACATCGTAGGGACCAAAACCAAATACACTGTAGGAGGCGGCAGAACGGCAAAGACGGCAGGCGAGGTCTTCATCAGGAACTACTAAGATGGTGAAAGCCCCGGCAGTGTTCGCACTGCCGGGGCTTGCTTTTGGCTACTGGTTGGACGGAGGATCCAGAGCCATAAGACTTTCTTCGAGGTCCTGCCCGAGGAGCTGCAGCAGCGCTGCCAGCTCCGTGCTTTCGGCCTGGGCGGAAATATAGCGGAGGGCGTTGGCGATCAGGGATAGGCGGTTCAGGGCTTCATCATGGGTGGGCGAGTTCCGTTTGTGCATGCGCATCTCCAATGGCTGGTAGTGGGTAAACAAATGTTTGGAAACATGAATGGATATAAAGTGATGCGCAATGCCATTGTAATTTCCTCCCTAGAAGAGTCCAAGTTGGCGGGGCTGGTTGGCCTTCTCGTCCTGTCCGCAGTGGTTCCGGGCCTCGGATCCGTCGTGCTCTGAGCTGCACTTGAACTGCCCAGCATATTCCCTGGTGAGTCTGACACCTGATTCAAGGTGCACGAAACGGTCGCTTGCCCTCTTAATCCTTAAGAATTCTCCACCGATTATGAGGTAGTCGCCTGCCTGCATGCGGCCCGTCCTTTCTCCCCAACCTGGGGGAGGGCTTCGGAAAAGCGTAATATCCGTAATTGAAATCCACAAATCAGCCGGTAATCCGCATGGTACCTTGTTTTCATAACAGAAGGCAAAATGTAATTTCCCCGTAAAAGGATGTAATTGAAAATGTAATATGCAATGATTCCGACGTGTTGACTTTTTGAGAAATGTAATCTCATGACCGTAATATTATTACACATATATTATGAAAATATTACATTTTTACATTCCGTTGAATCCGTTGTGCCACAATGGTTTTTGGGGATTCGTAACCAGATATTACGAATATTACGCTTTTCCGAACCCCCCTCACGTTTTGAAAATTGGCCTCGCGCATGGCGCGCGCATGCGCACGTGCGCGTGAAAAATACAGGCGCTGGCCATCGCACAAAAGGAAGCCGCCGCCCTGGAGTGACGGAGGATCCAGGACGGCGGCAGGGGCAGGGGTATGGAGGGAAAGCTATCTGGTGTCGATCCCGATGCGGGCTATCATGGTGCGCGCTATGGACCGGCCCAGCTTGTGCCCGTAGCATGCGCGGATGGCCCGGCGCCAGATCGGATCGAGGGCATAGAAGGATACCGCCGAGAAATCGCGTATGCGGCCTCTCATCCGGTTTTGCCTGCCGTACCCCTTGGATAGGGTCACCGCGCGCCCAGGTCGGCACGTGCGCTCATTCCAGCGCTTCCCGTACAGGCGGAACTCCTCCCGCTTGCTGCCGCCCTTGAAGGCGTCGAAACCGCCCTTGAAGGCGTCGAAATATTCCGCCTTCAGAGGGACGAACAGCGGCCGCTCGTTGCAGGTGCATTTCTCGAAGTGGCGCGGATCTGCTCCGCATCCCTTGCATGAATAGTGGTCGCTCATGTCAGGATCTTCCCTATTCGTTGCTGTTTCTCCTGACGATAAAGTCAGGAGTCCTTGACCTTTCAACGCTCATGACCCGAATCCGTGGCGCATAGCTGTCTCCGTCAATGGTCAGATCGCTGACCCGGCCACCACCCTCATAGACGCCGTAGTGATTGTTGATCGCCACGCGTTCCGAGATAGGCACCCCGTTAACGATCTCCAGGGTGACCTCGGTCAGGCGCTGGTCGTTCGCCCAGCAAACGATGTCGCCGACCTTCACGTCTTTGACGTTGAAGGAAGAGAGCACCCAACCCACTCCGCCGATGAACTCCTCCGGCGTCTGGTCGACGCCAGCGCGTTGGAGAACGTAGGTCACACATGGGAAGAAGAATTGCGTTAATCTCATTGTTGTCGTTCCATTGCGGATAGTCGGTTATTCCAGGTGGCCGTCCATATCGACGCCGTATGCGTTGGACTGGAGCGGTTCGAAATTGGCGCACTCCTTCGGATACTTTTCGTCTCCCCGAAGATGCTCAAGGCGGCGGCAAACATGGTCCTTGCGGTACGTGTAGAGCTTGCCTTCCCGCGAATCCCAACGCTGGAATCGGCGCGGAAGGCGGCACATGTGGCCCTCGCCGTTCACGTTGTGGGCGCATTGCGGGCATTGCGTCGGTCTGAAATTCATTGGTCAACTCCCTGCTGATACGTTTACGCCGTCATGAGCGGCATGCGCCGGGCTGCAGCAGCCGGGCTGATCCATAGGCACTCTGTCCGCGGGCTCGCCTTGTCGGCATAAGCCCGGCGCTCCAACCTCTCCCAATCCGAATACAGATCCAGATACAGATCGGACGGGTAGCCTGACACAGCCACCATGCCCTTGACGTCGTGCAACGCACTGGCCAGCGTCTGATGGTCGTCGTCCGACATCTCAAAATTATAGGTCCCCAGGACGAGATTGCGGGTGGAGTGGACGTAGGGAGGATCGACGTAAAAAAGCGTCTCCTCTCGGTCAAAGCGCCGGATCACGTCCAGGGCCGGTTTGTTCTCGATCACGACCCCACGCATGCGCTGAACAACGTCGGCCAGGGCCTGGGGGTATCTGCTCCAATCGATGGCCGGGCTGTTCTCTCCTGTACGCAGGCAACGGAATCCGTTCTTGGTGAGGGAGATGCAAGCCTTCGACCCATAGCCGAAAAAGCTGCGGACGATGTAACGGCGGGCGGATTCGACGGGATCTTCGGTCGGCTCGTAGCTCAAATCAAATTCATCACGGGAAAAAGGTGTCAGGGCAACGGCCTTGATAAGCTTATCTGCCTGGATCTCGTCCTGCAGGAGCCGGAACAATCCGGTCAATTGGCCGTCCAAGTCGTTGTAAACCTCAGTCGGCAACCGGCGCTTGCGCAAAAGGACAGATGCCGCGCCTCCGTAGGGCTCGACATAAGATTTATGCGGAGGGAGGTTATCTATAATCCAGGGGGCCAGCTTCCACTTGCCGCCGTGGTATCTGAGTATGGGGCGTGTCGGTGTCATAGTCTGCCTATTTTGAAATCTACGCGGCCACTTCCTGGGCCGTCTTGAGCGCCACGTTGGCCCGGACCAGGGCGGCGGCCATGGGCGGGCATACGGAGTTTCCGCACATGCGGACCTGGGCCGTCTTGGTCAGGGCCGCTCCGTCAGCGCCTCGGTCGATGATGTAGGTGTCGGGGAAGCCCTGGGCCCGGTAGAGCTCTCGGGGCTGGAGCATGCGCATGCCGATGTCGGCGATGACGTACTCCTCGCCCTCGACGGTCACGAGGCCCATGCGCGCCTTGGTGGTCAGGGTGTGCATCGGATCGTCGGCGGCCTGGTCCTGGCCTCCCTCGCTGTAATACTTCATCAGGAAGGCCCGCACCTCGGCATGATGCAGCCCGCCGGCTGACACCGTGTGCAGAGGTTCGTCAGTGGCGCTGGCCGTGTTGGTGCCGCGCATCTTGACCAGGTTGGATACGGTCAGACCGTGCCGCTCTTTCCCGGTCACGGTGCGCGCCGGGTCGTCCAGGCCCTGGGCCACACTCTGCCCACAGTACAGGGCCATGGACGCAGCCACCACGGCGTTGTGGTCCACGGTGGTGACGGTCGGCGCGGGCTGCTCCAGGGGCACGCCCACCACGCCGCCGAAGTGCTTGGCGAGGAAGGCCGAGCACGCGATATGCCGACCGCCCGTGGTGATGGTGTGCAGGGGCGCGCCCGGGTCGGTCGGCGCGTTGTTCTCGTTGTTCTTGACCAAGGCCGCCCCGACCAGGGCGTGCTTGACGCCACCGGCCACGGCAGTGCCGAGCGGCTTGTCCAGCCCGGGGACGCGCGGGGCCTGGCCGTCGCGCTCTCCGTAGCCGGTCTGGATCAGGGTCGGAGAAACGAGGCCGAAGCGGTTCTCGGTCGGGACCGTGCGCATGGGCTCCGTGATGTCGGGCACGCGCAGGGCCTTGGAGCCTTCGCCAGCGTAGTGGGCCTCCAGGAAAGGCGACACCAGCGAGAAGCCCGGCTCGCACGCCGTCACGGTGCGCAGAGGTTCGTCCACAGCGTTGCCCCGGAAATACTTGTACCCGTGGTTCGACTTGACCATGCACGGAGTGACCACGGCCTTCTCGCCCCGGTTCGCCCCGGTGATGGTGTTGAACGGCGCGGCCACGTCTTCGAGCCGCACGCCGTGGGTCAGGTTGACCACATACGGTTTCTTGGCCTCCAGAACGTAGCGCCTGATGCCCTCGGCAATCC